GCGGCCTGGGCGCCCTGGGCTTTGGCGACAAAATCGGCCAGGCGCTTTCTGACGCCCTGGACGATGGCGGAGCCCTGGACAACCTGAAACAGACGGTTGGAACCTTCTTCACCTCAACGCTGCCGGAGCACTGGACAAGTTTCTGGGATGGCGTGGGTACCACGTTCTCCGAAACAATCCCCTATGCAATCGGCTACGCCCTGGGCAAAACGAAGGTTTTCTTTACCAACACACTGCCCGAACACTGGACCGCCTTCTGGGACGGTGTAGGGGAGTTCTGGACCGAGGACGTCCCCGCGTGGGTGGAGAGCACCGGCGAGAAGGCGGGCGTATTCTTTACCGAAACGCTGCCGACCAAGTGGACGGATTTCTGGACCGGCGTTGGTGGCTTCTGGACAAAAGAAGTCCCGGCCTGGGTAGAAAGCAGTGCTTCCAAGGCTGCGGAGTTCTTCACAGTGACGCTTCCGGCGAAGTGGAGCGGCTTCTGGTCTGGCGTGGGTGACAAAATCAGCGGATTTTTCAACAACGCCAAGAACGCCTTTAGTTCTGGCTTCTCTGCTGGATCGTTTACGACTGGCGGAGGCACGAGCAGCGGCGGAGGCGGTGGACGCGTTACTCCGCACGCCATGGGCGGCATTATGACAAGCCCGCACATTGGCCTTGTGGCGGAAGATGGCCCGGAAGCAATCATTCCGCTTGGAGGCAGCCGTCGAACCAGAGCACTTGATCTTTGGAATCAAACGGGATCGCTCCTCGGGGTTGATTACTCGGGCAATTCGGACGACGACACCCCCGAAGACGTGCCCACGTTCTCGCCGGTCGTGTACCCCGCACCGACGCCGCAGGCCCCCGCAGGAGCCGCAGCGCAGCCCGTTTCTATCCCGGTAGAAATCTCGCTGAACCCGCAGTTTATGATCCAGGGCACCGCAGGCATGAGCCCGGACGAGATTATCGCAACCGTGAAATCCCGCATCCGCGAAATGGTGGACGACATAAGCGATGAGCTGGCCGAACGCCTGGCCGCCGGCTGCGAGCAGCTGCTGAAGTAAAAACAGGGGCAGGCCGAACCACCTGCGGCGGGATGTTAAGGTGATAATTTGCGATCACCTCCGGTGGGGAAAGCCTTTTAGATATCATAGTTTGTACGCCTGCCGGCGGGGCGTTACTTTTCTGTGAAGAAAAGTAACCAAAAGTCA